ACTCTTTCACATTCTTTAGCGTTATTTTATCAGACGCAAAATTTAATTCCTTCTGAAAGCCTGTGGGTAGGCGTTTTGCCCATTTCTGTAGCTCTGACCACAGGACTTGCTCTAGCTGATTTGCGCTGTTTGCGGTACAGGGTACTTTACAGGGTACTCTTGTGAGGAGCAGCCAGAGGATAACCCATGACAGAAAGGCTGTCTTGCCTACGCCATGAGATGAGCGTATGGCAATGCGTGGCTTTGTGGCTATTGCGTGGAGGGCTTCTTCTTGCCATTTCTGAGGCTTTACGTTTAGGCACGTGGTTACGAATAGCACAGGGTCTTTGCGTAGAGCGAGGAGGGTGTCGGACATGTCGCTCATAATTTTTTTCGCCTATGGGTGGTAGAAAGAGCCACAACCCCCTAGGGGGGGTCATGGCAGTCGGAAGGAAGGATATGAAAAAAAGCTACTCGTTACAGGTACAATGACTCATGCGATTTGGGAGGGTGTGAGTCAATGTGGGGGTATATAGATATATGTATGCCACCCTATATTTTTTGATGGGGGGTGTATCTGTAATCTACAAAATATCTATAAAAATCTGCTGGCTGGCTACTATATGTTGTGGTTTTGTCTTAAATTACTGTAATATAATTATTTGCAAAAAGTTAAGTAATTGATTTCATTGAATAAAAGAGCATCCGCGCGCATAATCGATCTTATGTTATTTTCTGTTTATCTTCCGCCTTAACGTCAACTGTATTGGCGTTTTGCTCTTTGATTAAGGCGTTTTGCTCTGCTATTCTACTGGCTACGTCCTCTAATGCAAGCTTAAACTCACTGCCGAAGCTGTCCATGTTTAGTTGCTGTGGTAGGAATTTACCAACTAAATTCAATGTCTTAGACGCATCAGCCTCTAATTGATCGGCTAGTAGCTTGTGAAGTGGCTTCTTTCTTCGCTCTAAAATCTTGAACGCTGACGTAATCTCCATTCTGACTTTGTTCACAATTTGTTGGCCGTGTCCTGAGCCTGACGGCCTCCCACCCTTGTTTTTAGGCTTTTCTACTGCATCAAACATAGTTGTTTACTTATTTTTAATTAATAAATTCAGAGATTTATATTTTTATCTGCCAATTCTAGCAGATTATAACAATTTAAAACCAATTAACTCACACTTTGCAAATACAAAAACGAACCTAAAAAGTAAAAATTACGACAACCGCAAGACCTTTGCTATATTATCAAGGCCACTCACCAGCAACCGAAACCGTTTACGCCTCAAGCTATTTTCACCTATAGCCTCATGATTCACGGCAACACTACGCACTATTTCCCTCTCAGACTCCACCATTGCCCCATCTACCTCCTCCAACCGTTCCTTGGCTCTTAATGATGCTTCTTGTTGCGACTCCGCATCCAGAGACGAACCCCTGACACTTGTGTCTAAAATATTTCGCTGTCCTCCACGATGCCAATACGCTAAATATCTTTTTTCATATTCTTTGGCACTTTCGAATTGAGCTGCCGAAATTGTGCCTCTTGCGTATGCCCTATGAAAAGGCGTTGACGCAAGATTGACAAAAACCTTACTCTCACCCTTCTTAATGCGTCGTTGTTCATAGTCTCCATGCTGAAGAATAAATCTATTTGGTTTTTCCATTTTTAATAATGCCTCGTAATATTCCACCGTAACCGATCACATCTTTTGCAGAGTCATCATGGAAAGGAGTTTTCATTAATCGCGCCACCTTAACTAAAATCATAAGGACTGGAATATCTACCGCCTCAATCGATTTCTTGTCTTTCAGATACACATTAAAAAATTTTGCGATGTCTTCCATATTGGCCAACGGTTCACCATACGACTTCCCACGCTCTCCAATTAGCTTTCCAACTTCCGCTATCAATTCGGCATATTTAATATTCATTGACTCACCTATCTAATGTTGTGGTAAAAATACGTTGTGGAACCTCTCCACCTCCTCCACATCATTCCCCACAGTAAAAGCAGTAACCCCTAAAGGGGTTACTGCTCTTTAACAGTGTGGGAAGATATTTGATGTTTTTAGCACTGTGGAAATACTGCTTTTCATTGCTTTTTATCGTGGTAAATACCATCTTTTACTTTCCTTTTCATTGCCCTTAATTTCTCTTTAGTCTCAGGTTTAAGAACCCTTAATTGCTTCATTCGTTCATCTTTAGTTATCGGTTTCAGCTTAAAAAGCTCCTCATAATCTTTCTTTAAATCCTTCATCACTCCTCCAGTAATTGCATAATAATTGTATTATAACAAACATTGTGCTTGCATATAGTTAAAAAGAAGTATATAAAAGGATAAATAACGACAAAATAAATACTAAAGAAGGATATAAAACAATGGTTAAACTACATCACACCGCATACAAAAAGAACTACAAAGAGTATATTTTATCGTGCATTGAGGATGATATTGACGGTAAACCTCTGACATCAGACACCGACAAGATCAACTATATATTCAAAAGATTTTACAGTGAATACGGTTGGAGGGTTCAACAAGTCGGCAAGTTATCCGCTATGACCGACTGGTTGCAAGGTCTCGCTCTCAATATCGAATATTGGAACGATGCTATAATTGATCTTGCTGTAAGGCTAGGTTCTATAGATGAGAACCCAAGCGAGAAGTTACAAGACAAAGTATGTGATAATTACTGGCGTTTCATGGCAAATATTATTCTTAGCTTTGAGCCTTTACCAACTATCAAGCTTGAAGGTATTGACACAACAACCCACCGCAAAGTTACAAAAATTGACTTCATAAACGAAAAGAGAAGTAAGGAGGCGTTATAATGGATTATATCAACGTTATTATTGTTCATGTAGGGAAGAAAACCTATTCCATGAATGGAAACCCCATCTATAAAATTATTTATAGAGAAGTCGGAAACGATACCCAAATAGAGACCAAGACACAAGCCAATAACGGCTTTGTTTACGGTGTCGTATGGCACAATTTAAACGGCAAATATGCAAAGATAGCTCTTACCAAAAACGGCAAAATAGAAGATTTGGAGGTAGCGTAATGGCCGAATTTCAAGCAATTGTATCAGTAGTGGGAGGAATGTCTTTCGGCTTCCTCCTTATCATTGCCTTAATTTGGCTTCTTAACATGAAGGATTATCAATAATGACTAACAAATGTTTAGATTGCGGAAGCGATGAAGGAACATTGTTGAAAGAGTTTGACAGTGAAAAGAGTTACAGTTGGCAAGAACTAAGTGAAATGCAAGAAGTTTGCGCCAGTTGTGGAAGTGAAAATTTAACACAAGAGGCGCAGCAATGACCAAAATCACACCATTAAACACCCCAGTTGCGTCTATTACCCTCACAAAAACGATGTTAGAGAAAGCTATTATAGACGCTAACACATCTATAAGAAACTTCTCTAAGCTTGTGGGCGTAAACTTTGATGATATGAAGTCAGGAGATAGGGCACAGATACAAGCCGCTTTTCTTGACGGTACAGCAACAACCCTCTCTTTTTACCGCACAAGAAACGATAGGGGCGATAGACGTTTCTCCATTCAAGGCATAAAGAAACAGGCCGACATAGGAGACACCGTTGCAATCACCTTTCAACATAACGACAAAGGGGAAACGGTGCTTGTAATCAATATAACCAAGAACCAAGAGTATAACTATCTAATTGAAGGAATGAAGAAATGACAAAACATTTTGAATTTAAAGAGCCAACAGACAAAGAGGTAATTTGGAAAGAATACCCTGAGTCAAAAGGCATGGTGTGCCCTTGGTTTTTATCGGACTTGTTAGCGCTTTTAGATAATAGCGTTGTTTCGCAAACTTCCGCTAAACATGTTTCTATAATTTCTGAGGATAGACCTTTCAACGACATAACAATATTTTTCGAAGATAAAGTATTTGCTTTAATGGTTGACTTCAAGAAACCAATTTACACAAGACAACAGTATTTTGCTTTTGAAGGTTTTTGCAAAGAGTATGGTTTGCGCCTTACAGAATACGTTAATGAGGAGGATGAAAAAAATGATTAAAGGTGCATTATATAAAAAGCGTACAGATGAAAACAATTACTATGGCTACGACTTTGCAAAAGTATTAGATGTTAAAGTTTCAAGAACTATTGAATGGTCTCCCACTTCTGATAGAAACGACAAGCAGTATGAACATTTTTGGAGAAATTTACCTAATGGAGACATCCATAAAATTATTCATACAGACTACGATTTTGTTGTTTATTTTTATAATAGTAAGAAGAGAAAAAACGAAATACTAAAAAGTATAGATTATATTGATAGGGAAGAGTTTTTTGACAGTATAACTATGTGTTACGACCTTGTGTCTTTAGATGAAACCTAAACCCTCTACACACCACTTCAACCCCTTTTTTGAGGGGTTGAGATGGTGTGTCCTACTCCGACAGCACTTTACCCCCCTCACAATAGAATTTTACCGTCCTACCTGACCTTTTGTCGTAGTCCTCATATATCCGCAAGACATCAGTCCTTACCCATTCTTTTAATATTTGCGTCGCTTGTAATCGTGCAAACTTATCGCTTTCCTTTATATCAAGCTCCATCATTTCAATCACGATTTTACCCCCCCAATTATCAGCCCTTGGACTTTGCTTTGGTCTTTCGCTCTCAATCCGACGTTGTATTTTACGCCCCAACTCAATCGACATACCGCTAAACATATCAGGCATTTCCCACCGATTTAACACCGCTACTTGATCGCCATTATCCAGATCGTGCCCCACTCTTTGAAACCACACCGCTTTATCTATAGGTCTTGCTAAATTGCTTTTACCCAACTCCATCCGAAAGTGATTGACATGAGTCTCTAATCCACACTTTTCCGCTTCCTCCTTAGTCATAGGACTCAACACTCTTGCACTTCTAACGGCCGCAATTAGAGAAGAACCACCCCTTGCGCTTTCAACGGTAGTTTCCATGCCTTGTATACCTTTTCGCGTATGGTGAACAATTTCCACACTTAAATTACAATTACTCGCTAACTCGCTTATTCTTTTTGTTAGCGTTCTAAATATTTCATTGGTCTCAGGTGACGTTGTGAGATTAGCAAGAGGGTCTAAGCAAAATACATCTATCTTCTTTTCAATACAAAACTCTTCTATCATTTTAAATTGATTTTCATTGATATCACCCTCTGACCCCTGACTCAGTAGCAATTCATAATCGCGCCCTGACGCATAATAAAGATGGTCTACAAGCAATGACTGATCTATCTGGTGATGCTCACATATAGCCACAATACGACGCTGTATTTCGTCGATTGGGTCTTCACCGTTTATATATAATACACGACACCGTTGTTCTGGATTTG